GCAGAAGGACTTGTGACGTGGGTTAGAGGTGTCTTTGGTCGGGGCTTGTAGGTTGCTGCCGGTCTCGCGGTTGTACTTGGCTCTGCCTTTGGCGGTCAGTCCACTGCCAGCCTTAACGGATAGCTTCTCACCCCTGCCTACCGACAGCTTGACGTTTTTAGACAATTTTGGCTCCTCGCTGTAGTTGCGCCAATGTCACGCCACCTGTGTACTGGAAGTGCGGATATTCCTTAAATCGCTTCCAGTCGCCTGCCCACTCTAATCCTGCTGCTTTACCTATTCTGCCAACGTCTTGCCAGATCGAGTTCTTGGCATCCCAAACAGGTTTTCCGTGTAGTAACGGAACGACATCCACAGCACAACGGTAATTATGAAAAGACTGACCAGCCCGTGCATTAGTGACAATCCTTCCTGGTGTGGTTCTGCCTTGAGCGTAAAGCGCTGCTTGGCTGAAGTTATCTCGGTAGGTGCTAGTGACAAGTAGTTCTATACCTTCTGCTTCACAATCAGCAATCATCTTCTCGACGCGCTCCCGAACCACTGGCAGCAGGTCTTCAATCTTACGGCTGTTAATCACTTTGCCGCCACTCCTTGAATCTTCTCAACAGTACGCAGCGCACCCAAACCAAGCATTCCCATCAATACCGGCAACATCTCAGACAGGTCAGCAGGACTTAGGTTGATGTCATAGTGGGCAAACGCTGCAATCGTCTTGGCTACGCTTATCCCGATCCAGTTCCAGGCACAAGCAGCGCCACATATCCAGCCGATAAAAGGACGCCACCCAGAAACAAAAACGGAAGCATTCGCAGCTTCCACTTTGTTTATTTCTAACTGCCCCATAATCTGCTGCAACTCGCCAGACTGTTGCAACTTAAACAGTTCTAGCTTTGCGGCAGCAGCTTGAGCAGGATCAGGCCAAAGTCGGTCTATGACTTTACTGCCAATGTTGAGTATGGCGCTGATCGGATCAAGCGACATTACAAACCCTCGCCTGGCGTGATGTATATCTCCGCATTGTTATGAGGCGCAATGATGCGGACGTAGACCGTTTTGGTTGCGCTAACCTGCGGCCCTGTAAAAACCTTTTCACTGTATGGTGGGATGGCAACTACCGGAGCGCCACTGGAAGTTGGAATGGTTGCTGTGATGTTTGCTGTTTGTCCATAGGCAACAAACACAGGATAGTCTTTACTTGTATTGAACACCAAGTATTGATTCACCGGACTAACAGCCGTTAAAGAAACCACAGCCCCTTGAGTGTTCGCGGACGCAGCAACCGCCACCACGCAGTTGCCCATCGGCTGAAAGGCAATATTGTTAGCCATTAGTACACCTTCTTGCCGCCACCAGAAGTCGGGCTTTGCTTGCTGTTGTCGCTACCACCAAAGTTAAAGGTGGAGCGGAACCCACCCATAGGCACTTGACCTGGTTGCCAAGTCTGATATCGTTCTGTCGTATCAGACGGTTTCTGAGGACGGATAGCTTTCGCGTATTTCTGGCTGTAGTTCAGTTCTTCAGCCCCAGGTACGCTACTCTTGAGCGTTAGGTCTTTCTTGTCGCGCATCTTTATTCCTTTCCATTCTTATCAAAAGGTAGCTGAATAACGCAAACACGGCTAACGCTACCAGCCTCTCCCACATCAATCCCCACATTGTCCAGCAAGCGAGCGCGAAATTCAGGCACAAAGCCAGAATCACAAGCAATCTCTCGCTGATGACGCTCAAAGCTAAACGTACCAGTGAAATAGCATCCATACTTGTATCCCCTTTGTAAATGGATACTCATATCTTACTACTCATCCTCATCATCAGCAAACCCTGAACCCCAATCATCATCCGATATTCTGGCTTTTAGTTGTTCAAGTTTTAACGCTCTGTCGATGATTTTTGACTTGTCGGTCAAACTGGCGGTTGGATCGGACATGGTGGCCTTCAGCAGATCACCGATTGCCCTCTCCAACTCTGGATTTATCCCCTTTGTCTTCTTGCTCATCGCTTGGCTTTACGCTTCTGCACGGCCTGTTCTGGGCGCTTCATCTTACGGGTTGGTTGAATCATGGTTGGTGGCGGGGTTTCATCGCCAACACCGGCTTCTTGGGGTCTGTCATTGCGGATCATTTTCTTCCTTTCTTTGCTTTTCGAGCAACACTAAGAGCAATAGCCACCGCTTGCTTCTGTGGCCTCCCACGCTTCATCTCACGACGAATGTTCTTACTAATCGACTTCTGACTAAATCCTTTTGTCAGCGGCATGATTACCTCCCTGGTTGCATAGAAGTTGGCTTGCCAGCACCTGTGAGCGCTTGGTAAGCAGTTAAACCCACCTGGGGCGCTACATAGGTCACAGCTAAATTCTTCAGAGTTCTGCCAAACAGACTAAGCTTTTGCTGCTCTGGCAGTGCCGAATTAGCAATAGCATCTAGTTGCTGACTGATTTCGTTAATCTTATTAGTAGGCATCAAACCTGTCCTGGCTAACGAATCCTTCAGGCTGGTTTGCCAGAAACGCTGCGCGCCAAATACGCCCTGCTGCGCTCTGTCAGACATGACCTGACGAATCGCCTGTTCCAAGACTTGCTTACCATTAGGACTAGCCGCAATCGCAGGCGCAACCCGATCCCACAAGGTTCTGTCACCTGACGTAATGATCTCTTGGACACGGGCGGCAGGTTCAGCGGTACTTAGGATAGTAGAAGCTTCTTTCCTGGCTGCATCGGTAATTGCGCCAGCAGCCTTCTCGCCTTCCTTAACCAGCCTGCCAGCCTCTTTCTCACCAATATCCAGCGCCTTACCAGCTTCTCTACCAGCCTGACGCTCTAACGCTTCTTTCCTTGTCGCAACCTTGCCAGCACCCGCAGCCATGCCTTCAGCACGCTCTAGGTTCATAACGTAGTTGTTAGCGCTAGTTCTCACTTCCGGCAGGGCGGTCAGCCAATCTGAGTTCTGCTTGCTAGTCAGCCAATTCCTTGCTGCCTTGGCATCCATGTTGGCAAGGTTCTTAGCCACATAGTTCTTAGCTTCTTGAACTACCAGGTTCCGATCGCCTGTGAGTGCAATAGCGTCTGCGACTGATTGCTGGCTGTTGAATAGCGCAGCAGGCAATGACTTGGCATCCGCTTTGAACTGAGTCGGATCAACCCGATCCATTGCAGTAGCCTTTGCGCCAGCCTTGGTTCTAAACTTCTCTAGCAAACGTGATGCAATTTCATACTCGCTTTGCAACACATCATGCGCGTTACCTGCAAACTTAGACTGAATGTCGCTAATTTTTGCGTAATACTCTTTGGCAATGTTGGAACCAATCGCTGAGTACCCGTCAACATCCTTGCCGAAAGCAACATCACCCAAGCGCCGACGCACATCATCCAACGCATCAAACGAAGTGGGAAACGTCTTGTAAACAGAGTTACCCATCTCATTGACGCCTACTTCCACACGACGCGCTGTTACTGCGTCATAGATGTTTTGATAAGCCTTCAATACGCCAGGCTCAGTCACGGGCGCTGTCTTCTGCTGTTGAGCGATTTGGCCTTTCAGCAACTTGTTACGGAGGTCTTGTACAAGTGTTTTGTATTCTGGCAACGATTCAACCAGAATACCTTGGCTTTCTTTTGCAGCCACAGCCTGATCACGCAATGCCTTCTGCTGCTTGTAAGCCTCTGACCGTTCCAATGATCCGGTTTCAAACCTTTGCAAAATCCTATCACGCAGTGTTCTGCCCATTTGCGACAGTTCAACAGTTGCGTCACCTACCTCACGCAATCCGCTCTTTGCTCTTTCTAGCAGCGTCTTTTTGGTTTCCTCTAACTCGCCTCTAGTAGCAGCCAGGCGAACACCCTTCTCACGTTCTTCTTTAGAAACCTGCTGTGCTGTGCTGCGAACACCACTCGCCTGCGCTCCAGCCGTGCTTCTAGCTAAGTTGGCTTCCGCTTCTGCTAGGTTAGTAGCCTTGCTAACAGAATCAGAAATAGTGTCGTAAATCTTTCTCTGAGCGTCAGTTGTGAAAGGTGACTTGCGGAGTTCTTCAATCCGCTGCATAACCAGTTCACGCTGCTTGCCTGCGAGATTAGCCACGCCAACATCTTGCATGACACTTCTCATCATATTGTAGGCAGTGCCAGCACCAGGCTTGACCATACTAATCAATGATCCAACACCTCTAGTGCCGCTAGTCACCGCTTCTAGCGGCAGAAGACCGCCAACAATCCTAGCGCTCTCAGCAACAGGTGGAGAAGCGCCAAACAACTCAGCCGCCTGGCCTGCTGTTTCGCTAGTCAATCCACCAAAGCCACCAGCCAAAGAACCTAGCGCACGACCTTTAGCGCCAGTCATAGACGGGGCTGCGGCCTTCATTGCTGTGCCTGCGGCTCTTACTGGCGCATACGGAACCTTCTCTAATACTTGGCCTGCGCCAAAAGCAATCTCCGGCGAGAAAGCGCCAGCAGCCGTACCAAATGCGGTTGCGCCACCGATATCTTTCAGTCGATCCTCAAACGGCTTCTCAGGTGATGCTGTCGAAGCTTTAGGCGCTGAAGGCGCTTTAGGTGTCGGCAGGTCGCTGAAATCTGTTTGCGACGGTTTTGGTAGATCGCTAATGTCAACAGCCATTATTGATACCCCTGTGAACGTAAGAAGTCTTTAGCTTTGTTTTGATCGCCACCAAAGTTAGCATCTGCGTAAGCCTTCAGCTTGTCACCGCTTGGCATAGCTTTAGGGGCTGGCATTTCGTTGCGACGATCACTGCCACCACCCAAACCTGGGAATTGTTCCTCTAACTTATCCTTCTCTCTCGACATCTCAATCACGCCTTGCTGCATAGCATTTCTGACTGCCTCATAAACACGCAGGTCAGACCTGTACAGCGGAGCAAGAATCTTGTCTTCCATTCTAGTCAGCGCTTTACCGCCAGTTTCAAATTCTTTACTACGGAAAAATGCAAAAGTTCTAACTAGCTTCAAAGCCTCTGGATCATCTCTGAATGCTGCTTCTGCGGCTCTGGTATCTAGCGCCAACAATGAAGTCATCTTTCCCCACTTGCCCTCTGATTGCAGGCGGTCAAGGATTTGGATGCCATCCTCTAGTTCAGGAATCAAGTTCTCACGCAGACGATGCGCGGAGCGTTCTTCTTTAGTAAGTTTTTGACCGCCTCTGCCACCGTCACCTCTTAGGCCAGCAGCCAAAATCTTCAAATCACGCGAACCCTGCAAACGCTCTGCTTGCATCATGCGCTGGAACTGACGCTGCGACTCTTTCTCGGCAGCACGGGTTCTTTCTTTTTCGATAAACTCAAATAGTTTCTCGCCACCCTTGACCTGCTCTTGCAACATCTTGATGGTGTTGACCAGGCCAACCTTGTCTTTGTACTGCTTTAGGAAATCAGCGCCTTCCTGGGCAAACAGCATATCTGCTTCCATGTTTGCCTTTTCCATATCCACCGCAGCAAGCTTGGCAATGTCTACCATGCGGCTGTTTAACGAATCAATCTTGGTCTTAATGGCTTTAGCGTTAGCTTCAAACAAGTCCTTTTCGCGCAAGTAACGATCTTGCCTGCCTTGTTGATAGCCTTGCATCATGCCGTTCATGGCATTCATTGCGCCAATAGCATTACTCTTACCACCAGCACCAATCGCGAATCCAAGCACACTAATCAAGCTGAAGATGGTTGTCATGTCCTGAACATTCTCTTGCGTTGGCACAAACGCTTCACCAGCGCGTTCTTCCAACTGAGTTCGTTCAGCGCGTAATTCAGGCGCTTTTACTGCTTCTGCGTAAGTATCAAAAGCTTCTTGTCTACGACCTAGTTGCGTAGATTCACGCGCTGCCTTATCAGCCGCTAATTCGCCTTCAAATGCACCATACTCTTTCTGCGCCTTCTCCAACTTGGCTCTAGGCTCACCCACGAACTGCTGGTACATAGGGTCAGACAAAACCTTATCAGCCGCCGTTTCTGGCGCAGCAGTAGCTGATTGCCTGCGAGAAGCAGCCTTGTCTACAGCCGTGTCCATGCCAAACATCGGCACACCTGATCTTTCAGTTGGAAACATCGCTGCCATGTTTATGCTCCTTGCTGTCTTCTAACCATGCCCTGCTGATTACCAGTCATTCCTTGCATTGCCATTTGCATAGCATTAGCAAAATAGTTACCTGTCAATTCGCTAACATACTGGTCTGCCTGCAATCCTGCCTTAATAGCGCCAGTTGCAATCTGATCAGCGATTCCAGCCACTTGCAGACCTAATCGATATTTGTCAGTCAACAACTGCTGACGGAAGACTTCTAATTGATTCAGCGCTTGTTCTGCGCCTGGGCCTCCACGACCGGCAGCGCCTTGTGCTAATCGCGCTTGCATGGCTTGGATTTGCTGCTGTTCTCCAGCGCTTAGTTCACCAGACTGCGCTTGAGCAAGTAACTCTGCGCTGCGCTGACGATAAGGCGTAGCCATCTTCTCCATATCTTCTCTAGCACGCTGACCTTGTTTAGCCGCATTGCGAGAAGCAATAATGCCAGGCAACGCTGCTAAACCACCCATAGTTATGTTTTCAAGAACTCTTGGGCTAGTCAGTGTGGACTTGACTCTTTCTGAAAGAGAAACAGGTTCAAAACCATATTCTGTAGGACTGCCAGGGCCATAAGGATTCTGAACATCTAGCGTTCGAGTGGAAGGAACAAAACCCGTGTCCGTACTCACGTCAACAGGCGCAGGACGGGGCGTAAAATTAACTGATGGATACAACCGTTGTTGTGGAACGTCTGCGCCGTAATACTGCGCTGTCTCTGGTGGCGTTAAATCTATTTGTGGCGTGTTAGACGAAAAACTATAAGGGGAAACAGGAGTAAATTCACCTACTTCTGGAGTTGCTACTGACGCCGTTCTTGAACTTCCATATCCACCAGTGCTGACATTAGGCGCTTCAAAATCAGCGTAATCACTTAGTTTGAAGCCGCCATCGTAAAACTCTAGTAGCCCAGTATCAGGGTTGATCGTGCCAGCACCACCAGCATTTTTGAGCATATACGCTTCTTTAGGAGTGATATGCACAAGCATACTGTCACCACCCCTGCCTTTTCCGGCGAGTTCTTTAGCGATTTGCTTGAGGTCGCTACTCTCTTGGAAAGTAGCCTTCAGTAGTTTTGCAATTTGTTTAGTCATAGCCACTGCCCCCTAATTCATCTGATAGTTTCAACGATTCGACGTTCCAAACAGGCTGACGCTTTCTACCCTTCTTATCCATATAAGAACCACCAGCGTCACCAACACTCAATGCTTGGGCTAACGCGCTTGAGCCAGGCATCATAAGCGGCGCTCCCAATAAAGTTGTTAGTGGAACCATCTTAGTTTCAACCGTTCCTCTGCGTTTCTTTCTTCTGATAGGCGCTCTACCAGTTGATTCAGCGCCAGTGTCTGCTTCAGCCGTTTCATCGCCACCAGTCTCATCGCCACCAGTTTCGTCACCGCCAGTAGTATCGGTAGGCGCGGGTGGGCCAGTTACCGTTGGGCCTTCACTGTCAATTCCTGTCAGATTGATAATTTCTCTATCTTGATCAGTAATGGTTGATGTAGTGCCGCCTGCCGTTCCACCGCCGCCACCACCGCCGCCGCTACTACCTCTAGGTGTTCCGGTTTGAGTTTGTGTCGATGGCTGCGTCTGTGTTGCGGTTTGTGTCTGCGTATTTGTTTGAGTTTGTGTTCCGGCCTGTGTGCCAGGCGCAGTCAATTCGCGTCTTGCCGCTTCTTCAAACTCTCTTTGCAATTGATCAGGACTTACTTCTGTAGCCCTTTGCTGCCAAAACTCTTTTCCAGCCTGATCTGCTTCACGATTTAAGTAACGGTCATAAAGCGATTGAACCGAATCTCGCTGTGGAGAAATATTGCCAAATGGATCAATGCCGCCACCAGTCCTCGGAACCAGCACAGTTCTTGTAAGGTCTACGCCAAATTCTCCAGGAGGGGCAATAACCTCTACAGTTGGCAAAACTTCGACTGGATTAAAGTTGGGATCGCCAAGTCGACGTGCAGCCAACTCTGCTTCTTCATTCGTTTCTTGAAAGATGTTGCCAGGGGTCAGCAAAGCCGCAGCGCCACCAATCGTTCTAGCAGCAGTAGAAGCGCCAGCGTCTGACAAAGACTGAATCGTTGCTTCATTGCCATATTTCTTAGCAAACTCAGGCGTGTTCGCAATTATGTCTTTAAGCAACTGCGATCTACCTTCTGCGGTGCTTATGATTCTATCTAGCAGCGATCCTGCGCCCTGTCGCTCAGTAGCAGAAACGATTTTATCTAGCGTCGATGCTCCGCTCTGTATTAATCTTTGGCGCTCAGTCTCAGCCAACACTTGTTGCAACGGTGTGCTATTAGCAACAATCTTGTCGAGTAGCGACTGCGGTAACTGCGTGACCATGTTTCTAACGATGGAGGTTTCCACTGCGTTTGCCAAAGCTGCACCACCAGCAGGCGCTCCCATAGCTTGAGCAACCTCTACCTTGGAAGATGGATCAACGTAGGCTTGTTTGATAATGTCTTCAATGTTGGCTAACTGATTTGCTGATGGCGCAGCTGCCGCTTCAGAAGCCCTTAGTCTTTGTTCTGTTAGGTAATCCTGACCAGCGCCAGCCAAACCGCTTACAAGAGCGCTTGCGCCGATGTCTTGGCCTGTGACAGCGGCCTCACCAGCGCCACCAGCAGCAGAAGCTAAACCAGACTTCAGCGTGAGATTCGCATCATCCGGCAGCACATCAAGCGCCGCGCCACCTATTCCTTGACCAACACCACCACCAATCGCAGCCAATCCTGCCTGACCAAGATCACCCGTTTGAATCAACGTGCCAGTGCCAGCACCAGCCGCACCAGCAGCAACCGCAGGTAAAGTAGCGCTACCGCCTACAGTGCCGCTAAGAGTACCCGCTTGTTGAGCGCTCTTAACAGCCTGACCTGCTGCGCTACCAGCATAAGTTCCAGCACCAGCGGCAAGACCTGCTTTTAGAATGTCACTTGCAGAGCCACCTGTAGCGGCAGTAACTCCGGCATTAACAACACCAGCGCCCACAGCCGCTGCCGCAGCGCCTGTAGCGCCTAACGCAGAACCAATAGCGGGAAGTAACGCAGGAGCAACAGCGCCAATGATGGGAACAATAAAAGGAGCAAGCTGTTGGAAAAAATTTAAGTTTCTATCTGGTCTATAGCCTTCTTCTCCAGGGAGCGCGATTCTTGAGTAAGGATCGGTTCCCATGCCGCTACCTCTAGGCTGACCAGCCTGCGGGTTTTCCTGTTTAGCGGCTTCGCGAAACTCGACATTTAGTTGGGCAGGAGAAACTTCTTTTGCTCTACTTTCCCAAAATGCTTGTCCAGCAGGATCGGCCTGTCTACCTAAATCCCGTAAGAACAGTCTGGCAACGTGCTGAGAGGCATCCATGTTGTTTTCCCTTAAATCAATTTCGCAGCAGTTGCAAAGATCGCAAGCGCTTGGTAATCAATATCACCGCGCAATCCTTCAGCATCGCTTAATCCAAAGCGTCTAAGTCTTTCCATAAACATTGGATAGACCTGCTGATCCTGGATGCTCATTTCTGCCAACTTCCCCAACTCTTTTAGCTGATTAGCGTTTAGACCAGTCTGCTCCATAAGCTGCATGATCATTTCCCTAGCCTGCTGCGTTTGCGGATTGCTCATAGCATCGCCACCACCTTGCATGGCTTGCATAACATCTGCATTTTGTTGCATTGCAACATTTCTATTTGGTTGGGGAAGCATAGCCATAATCAATTTTCCAATTCAAGGGCAGCAACAATCTGTTCATGAATGTACAAGTGACTGGCTATCCAGTCATAGAAATCTTCTTCTCTATTCCAGTCTGTATCGATCAAATTGAAGGGATTATTCAGCCCTAAAAGGTTGGCAAAAGCCTGGTGTTCAACCTGATGAACCTGCAACCAGTCATCCAAATTGTCTATATCAGCGTCAATTAAGGGGAAAACAGGCACTGTAAAGCCTGCATCCATGAAGGTTTCCTGAAATAACTTGTGCTGAACACCGTTTTCGAACAAAAACTCTCCTAGCGAGTCCTTATCGCCGAACTTCACGATGCTAAGAGTCTCCATGTTCATACTTTGTCAGCCTTACCTTCGAGTTTGTCGAAAATCTTGCCTAACATTCCCTTAATTTCATGGATGTCGTTCTTATAATCGTCTTTGCTGACGTACAAGTGCGGCAAATCCCTAATATCTTCATCTAAACGGTTCAACATCCGTGTAATGTTGTTCAGTGTCCAGCCACCAAAGAAGGCGGCGATACCGACAACAAGATTAAAGAGCATTTGGCCTTCCATTTACACACCGTAATAAGGAATTTTCTTATTTACACCACCAATTTGGACGGTAATGTAGCCCTCTGGTACTAATGGCAGACTAGAAGTCGCAAAAGTAGCGTTAGCAGACGTTGTGCCTGTCAAATTGACATTGCTTGACGTTACATTTGCCGTTACTGATCCGCTAGAAATGGTGACATTGGAAAGCGTAAGATTGCCAACGCTGCTAGTTGTACTGCCTAGCGTTAGAACAGCATTACCCAGTGTCGTTGAACTGTTTGCCAAGTAGTTATTTGGAAACGTAGCGGCAACACTGGTAATGTTGACGTTAGTCAGTGTCGCATTTCCGACAGTGCCGCCAGTGATGGTGACATTGTTGGCATCTTGCGTAGACATTGTGCCAAGACCAGACACAGCGCTGTTAGAAATAGCAATGGCTACGTTAGAGGCGCTAGTAATTCTGCCTTGGGCATCTATTACTACCTGGGAAACCTGAGTTGCAGTGCCATAAGTACCTGCGGTGACTGCTGTGTTTGCAAGCGCAATCGTGCCGGAGGCTGTAATAGGGCCACCAGTTAAGCCAGTTCCTGTGTTAATTAGGGTAACTGTGCCGTTACTACCACCACCGCTTACACCGCCTGCAACCTTTAGCATGATTACTCCTTATAGGCCATCGCCAGGTGTGATGTACACAGTCGCTGTGCCGGATGACGTGATGCCCGTGAAATATGCGTTCGGAACAAATGTCAGAATCTCATCGGTATTCGGCAACAATGGAAATGCAGCTTGGCTACTAGTAACGATCTGTGCCGAACTATTAGCCGCATCAGCAGTCGTGCCATAACCTAGAAATACAGTAATGGTTCCTGCGTTAATGATCCGGTACTGATTACCGCCAATAGTTGTAGACGAACACTGAACCGCAGTCGGCGCAGTGGTAGCTGCCAAGAACGTGACAGTGTTACCAGTTTTTGTAAAAGCATTAATTCCCATTTATGCCTCCGGCGCTATAGGCCAATCAACTTGCCAAGGAAAGCCAGCCTGAGTTGGCAAATCCCGCAATGCCTGCCGATACGTTGTCCATTCGAGTTTCTGTGAACCAGGGCTGTCATCCAACTGTGTCCAGTCGGATTGAGATAAGCGTTGGTTACGCTCTTGACGAATATTGTTTGCCTGTTCTGCATCCCGCCTTGCTTTGTATTCAGACTCTTGCTCGGCAGCAGTAGCTTCTTCATTGTCAGTAAAGATTGGCCCCAAGACATACTTGGTGTACCACTTGCCATCTTCTTTCTGCTCTATGCCACCAAATTGGCTGTACTGATAAACCGTACCACCAGTAGCTTGTGGGCCTTCAAAGACAGCGCCAATACCATGCTGCTCCATAAACTCTAAAGTGATGGGCAGCGGCACATCTACGCTACCTCTTAGAAAATCGCGTAGCGCATGGTCTGTTGGAAAATACTCGCCTGTTGCTTCTATTCTGTATCCCATGATGTTCCCTCTACGCTATTGCATAAAAAATAAATGTGCCGCCGTTTGCGTTGATCGCCGCTGGCGCTGTACTACTAATCTCGAACCCTGAATTTGCTGTGTCAATGTAGTCGGTACTGGTAACTTCTGCCGCAGCAGAATTCATAAGCAGATACGGATCGTTACCTGCCACGATACCCCGTGCGCTATCCCAGTAGTACCAATCACCTGTTGAGTCTGTACGTTTAATCATCACGAATCGACTGCCAGCGGTAAAGCCGCAGTTGATGACTTGCGTTGTGCCTGTTCCGGTGTAACTGCCTACTTTTGATATACCTGCAAGTGTGGCGAATAGATAAGCAACGTAAGTTTCGGTGGAATTATTTATAAAAGCTGCTGTGCCAACCGTAAAAACAGATGATGTTGGTGTCGTATTGTTCCAAACAGATGATGCTGTTGCTTCTGCATCTGTCGCATTCAAAAATAAATACTTTGTATTACCTAGCGCAGAAGAATAAACAGCCCACGCTCTCGCATTACTTCTATCTTTCACAATTATCATTTCAGGCACAACGCCTAAGTTGTGATTAAAAGTTGTGTTTGCGCCCGTACCCGTATAACACACCACATCCATAAAACCTGGGGCGCGATCAAACAAATAATTGATATAAGTGTTACCCGTGTCGTTACTAGTATTGCCGGTAGTGCCTACTTTCACACCATCCATCACATCCCAAGGATTCGTTTGTAAAATCAAATTCGTGGCTGTTGTCTCAGCAGATGTGGCACTTGGAACCAAATAGTTATTTCCAGTCAATCGGGGAACCCAAATTCCATTATTAGCGCTAGTTCTACTTTTTATTAGTGCTAAATCAGTAACACCGGCGCCACCAGTAACGGTAGTGTTTACCCCAGTACCAGTTCTAGCATTTAAGCCAAATACAGTTGTAGCACTCGTCGGCGTTTTCATCGGGCCACGACGGATGGCTATGTAGATGTGAGTATCACCAGCGCGGTTAGTAATGGTGTTTCCAGTGACCGCTAAAAATCCCGTCGGAAGTATATTTATTTTGCTGTCTGCTGCTTCTGCGCTACTTAAATTTGGGTACAGTTCCGCATCGCCGCTTACCGAGTATGAAATTCCCCTCATAACATCCAAAATCAACCAATTCGAACCGACTGATACTACCGTGGCATTTTTGAAGAGAATCCATTGCGGCTCGAACCCTAAATTTACAGTTACATCAGTTCCTGCACCAGTATAACTTCCGCAGCTAATCACATTGTCCGTGCCAGCCGCACCAAAGCCACCAGCGTCGTGAGCGAATAGGTAGGCAACGTAAGTGCCTCCAGAAGCGTTTACAGTTGCATCAGTTCCTAAAGAAAATACTGTGCTGGTCGGTGTCGTGCTATTCCAGCGCGTCGTGCCAGTGGCTTTTGCTGCTGTTGTATTTAGAACAATGTATTCGGTGTTCGCAAGGCTGCGATGATATACCTGCCAATCTCCGTTGACTGGATCTGTTCGCTTAACAATGATGCAGCCAGGTACTGATCCTAAGTTATGAGAAACCGTCCGATTAGCGCCAGTTCCGGTATACGTTAATACATCAAAGAACTTTTCTTGTTTTCGAAATGTCCATGAAACATAATTTGTTGTTGACTGATTCCAACGTGCATTTGTTGTGTTTATCGTGTATCCATTTGAATTGAAATTGAATGTGGTAACTCCGACGCCATCGGTTGATGCATTACTTTCCAACGATCTATCTAGGCCAGTTACATTCGAAGTCCACTCCATTGGATTACTGCCTCTACTTTTTGTAGTGAGTAATCCACCTTTTCCAGCAAGATCAATACCATTTGTAATCGTCTGAGCCGCCCCAGTACCCGTGTACAAGTACGTCGAGAATACGTCCTCGATGTAGTTCGCACTCGACGAACCAGATACGCCGAAAAACGACAGAAGCGCTTGTAAGATGCCGGTCATGTGAGATTCGATCCAGAGATAACCCAAGTTGTACTAGCAATCTTTACTGCCGTTGCAACACCCCATTGAGTTAATGTTCTGCTGCCAGTTGCGCCATTTGCTGACAAATACAAGGTATCTGTTGTCAGAGAAATGGTGACGTTGTTGGCAGAGCCGTTAATGATCGTTACTGCTGAACCCACCGTAAACGCCACGTTGGAGTTTGCAGGAAAGGTGTAAGTAGCTGCCGCTTGGCCGGTTGGGTGATAAATATGCTTACCGGCATCAGCAATTACCACGTTGTAGTTACCGTTTTGGCTATTCTGTGGCAATCCCATATAGCCAGCCACGTTCACGCTATCGGTGGTTGCGTTTGCTACGTTTGCGCTAATAGAGCCGCTGTTAATAGTGACGTTAGCAAGCGTCATGTTGTTCAGCGTAGTTACAGTATTACCAAGCTGAATCGCTGTATTGCCTAACGTGATCGCGGTAGCAAAATTGGCATCCAACTGCGACAGCGGTATCGACGCCGTTGCAGTGGCAAATGTATTTGGAACTGGCATTTAGAACCTCACTCTCAATTCATGTTCGTACTCAAAACCGTTAATCACCATTGCTGATGAATTAGAAGTAACGGTCATACCAAGATACTTACCCCATTGCTGCGCGTCAGTCTTGTATAGCTGATAACCCTGTCCACCAATCCAATCAATTTCTGCGGCAGAATTATTAATCCAAGGAATTACACTACCAAAATTATTAATCCAATCGACAAAGTTTCCAAGCGAATAAGGTGGGCTAGAACTTGTTTCACTATCAATGGTTGTTGATAAAAGACCTGGGCCACTGATTGTTGCTTCTATGCCAATCTTTAAAGCTTGTTTTGTTCTAATCGGATCGGTCATCGGCATTAATGCCGTTTCGATAATGCTTTCAATTAGGCTAGTCGGATCGGAATACAGGAAAATCAAATCCGTTCCGGTTGTGCCGTACATATTGATCTTGCCAGCAACAGGCAAAGAAGTGATCAGCTTTAGATTTGAATTCTGGCTAGTGAAGAACCATTTTTTATCAAAGAAGACCGCTTGGATATACCGATAAGTTCCGTTGTAGTTGTAGCGGATATTAAATGCCGCGCACAAAATGTTATTGACTAGCACCTGACCACCAGTAATTACTGCTGTGGTGAAATCAATTCCTGGGAAGATTCCATCTAACGGGTCTGAGATTTTCGATGTGGTCGAGCCTACCAGCGCATAAGCACCGTATTCGTTCATAAACAATACTGAACGGAAGAACGGAAAAATAGCAGCAGGCAGTCGAGTACCTACCGATGCGCTGACGTTGGTATTTGTGAAAATCGTCGTGCCAAGGTTTGTAACCCTAACATCGGAAAAGACGTTAATACTGTCCTCGCCAAAGATGTACAGGAAGTTATTAGCAGACAGAATTTGAACAATATTGCTATGAAGCGTGTTATCCGTCAGAGTAAGTGCGCCAGCAGAAACGCTTGTAAAGTCGCTGTAGCTATCAGCAGCAGAATAAGTAACCGTTCTTCCCTGACTAACCCAAGTTCGTCCTGAGAAAGTTTCAATTCCTGAGATTGGGTCGGTAAGGATGACTGCTTTGGCTGTCGCATTACTGCCTCCTCCACCGGCAATCGTAACGGTAATGTTTGAGTTGTTAGTGTAGCCATCACCAGGATTGGTCATGATCACACGGGCAACTTGACCGCCAGACAAGATCGCTGTGCCTGCCGCATTAGCGCCACCACCACCAGCAAAAGTAACGGTTGTATTGGCTGCGTTGGTATAACCAGTGCCACCGTTTGTTACCAGTACCGATACAGTACCTGTCTTAAACGTAGACAAGCTGGCAATAGCTGTTGCTGCGTTACTACTACCGCCGCCAGTAATGGTTACGGTTGGCGGGGATGTATAGCCTGATCCGGCGTCTGTTAGCGTGATAAACGTAACCGCATTAGCAGTAACCGTTGCTTGAGCCGTTGCCTGAACACCACCAGTTTCATTGGGGGCCGAGATAATAACAGCGGGTGTGCTTGTGTATCCACTGCCAGCAGCGGTAATTGCTATTGATCCAACAGAACCAATAGACACAAGATTAGTGCCATCCCAAGAATAAACGCCTTTTCTAGGATCACCAATTAGCGCCCTTTCACTTTTCCACTGCGTGACGTTAATTCCGCTATTGGAAAACGTGCCAGTAACAGCAACATTACTTTTTGTGTAACCTGTTAAATTGACAGCTTCAGCGCGACCGTCTTCGCTAAACCCTAAAATTAAATCCGAATTGTTGATGTTGCAGGATGTTAGGGTTGTAACAGTGTTGGCAAATGTGACGTTTGCAGTGGTGTAGGTCGGAACAATCTTTAAGTTCGCGTACCCAATAGGCATGGCGTTTTCCAACCAGGAAAACTCATCCTTATCGATAGCCGTGCGGTTAGCCTTGGTGTTTACACCCCTGAAGTTCTTGACTACCTCGTAGCTTTTCTTTTGCTCTGTCGCAGCCATAATTAGAACGGAGTGCTATAAGGGTCAGGCATTCGCCTTGTGAACGTCGTGTTGAGTACAGAGCGAACCTTGCTGACATACTGCTGGTAGAAAATTTCGGATTCGCCATAAGACTGTTCTTTGAACTTCGCCGTATACGCTGCGTAGTAAGCAACAGGTGTTGTATACGGATCAATAATGCTGTCCACCTCTGCGCCATTAACCAGCGGCACAGGCAAAATCGTTGTATCGACTTCGATGGTGTAAACCTGGTCAGGAATCGGAGAAATGTAAATCTGGTTCTGACCAAAAACCGAAAATGCTACAGGCCGACCAATGTAGTTCTGCCAATAGCGCAATTGTGCGTTGAACTGCGTCCAGGGCATATAAGACAGCGGATAACGGCTGTTCCCCCAAAACACATTCACGTTCAGAATATCTAGCGTCTGCCCAGTTTCCGGCAAACTGTCGTAAGGAATAATCTCGCAATTACCAGCGTAACGAAACTCTGCCGTGCCATTCATAAAAGGCGTTGAAGGCGGGTAAGCGGTGTAGTTATCTGGATAAGGCGGTGGCGTGTCACCTGTCGTTCCGGCAACAGTAACCACATAAATAAAGATGTTTGAAAAAACTAAAGCACCGGCGGCGTAGAAGGTGTTTGCAGTCCAGATAACTGGATTACCAGAATAGCCTACGGGCGCTATTGGTGTTTGAGCAACTTGTAGTTTTCTTAGACAGCCGGTATCTCTGGCAACACGATCACGCGCACCATTGATGTAATCAGTCAGTTCCGAGTCGGAATAGAAATTCCCGTTTGCATCATGCAACAGCCTACGGACTTCCGTGATATAGCTGTTAAGAGTTGCCATTTAAAACCCATATCTAAGCGGCTTTAACGACTGTTCGCCCCCTATGTGCTTTAGGCACAAGGGGGGTTACTGAGTCATCGCCAGGGGATAAAAAGCGATTCTGTTCCGGCTTATCTTGGGTTATTTCAAACTTCGCCAACTTGACCAGACCTTCTTCGATCTCATTAGTTGATTTGCATAACCCAAGCATCACCATCGCAGGAAGTTTATTTTCCTGCTCATAACCAAATACATGACGCGCCATCTCTACGCTGATCTCAACTGGTTCGTTTACAGGAAACGTATAGTCCTTAAAAGCGTAGTTTTGGATCAGGGCTTTCTCGCCCCGATTAGTCACATATACAGTTGTCATAGAGTAACGATGTCACCGTAAACAGTAATGTCGCAAGTGCCGCCGCTAACTGCTGTGTTCACCTTCACATACATTGAACCAGCAGAGTAAACCGTCGTAGCAGTGCCAGTTGCCAGCGTAACATCCTGGAACTTGGTTGTGCCATCAACAGAAGACAGAACAGTCGCATTGCTAACAGCATTGGACGCATTGCCATCATTTGATGTCAAAATCGTCACGTTAGCCGCAGCAATGCTCTGATTTGCATTAGCGACAACAATCCTGCGAACAATGTACTCCGAACCACCCACGACGGGAATTTGAGCAACTGCGTTTCCGGTAGCAGCAACACTAACGCCAACTGCCTTACCGAAAGCAAAGCTACCAAACCCGTCTGGATAGAGCGAACCTACATGGTTTGCGTTCATGTTTGCTCCTTATGCGTAGGTGCTACCCACATCCTCGCCACCATTGACGGTGTAGAGGGTAATGGTCGGCGTACCTGACAGCACGTTTGCACGGACGTTAGTACCGTCAGCAATGAACAGACCACCAGTATTGTTAGCAACAACAACAGCCCAAGAAGCGTTGCTGATGTTGCCAGACGTATTGGTGTTCAGTTCGATGGTGACGTTTGCGGTCGGCGCAATGTAATAAGTGCCAGCATCAAGAACAACAGTTGCATTACCGGCAGAGTAAGGCTGGAAGTACGAACCGTCACCACCAGTTGCCGAGTTAGCAAGCAGAATTTTGTTTAAGCCAAGAGCCATGACTATTTCTCCTTTACAGTGTCAAAGAGTTGTAGCCCGTGACCTTGGTCATCGACTTAGGCTTCGTATTGACCAATTCAGCAATTGTCAGCACTGCGCCAACGTAGCCAATCTGCCAGTTCGGAAGGGTCGATTCAAAGCCCGTGAACACGAACGAACCCTGCTCATGGATGTAGAGCGACAGGTAGTTGCTGTTCAGGAAGTAAACAGTACCTTCAGGGCAATAAGGATCAGGATAAATTGGCACACCAGCGACCATCAAAGCGCGGAAAGCTGCTTGTGGGCCATTGGAGTCACCATCAAAGCCGTTACCTGGGGTGATCATGTACTGCTCTTGACCAACAAAGTCTTGAGCCAGCAATGTCCAAGTACCGAAGCCGCAAACACCAAACGACGGTACTTCAGCGCCGTTCTTCACGGTTCCGCTGATGTACTGGAGGATGTTTTGACGAGTTGGGTTGACCGAACCAGCGGCATACTCTTTCGACTGCCACCAGCTATAGGTCGAACGGTTGATGTTACCGTAAGTACCCGATGACGAAACAGCAGCCGGTAGGCCG